GTAGCCTTCAGTATAAAAAGTTTTAGTATCTTGATTCTCCATTGTATCAGCAAAGAGATAAATTTTTAGATGTTTAAACTTTCTACTTTTTTCTGCTAACATCTGTATCCAATCATTAGGAGAGAACACAGAGATGTGAGCATTCCTTCCATCAGGCAGAACCTTTAGAGCTTCAAAGCAAGCTACATTTAGAAACACAATCTTCTTTGCATAGGAAAATATTTCTTCTACTACCCAGCCCAAGTCTTCTTCTGCAACATGTTCAAGAACATCTGTACAGATAACAGCATCCTTTTTGTGTATGGGAAGCTTACTGTGTTTTTTATAGCCGGGATCAAAGAGTTCATACTCATCCAACTCCCAATACTCAGGAAGAGGACAGTCAATCTCATCAGTAATCTCTGAGAACTTATCAGTGTACAGCACTCCCTTACCACAACCATAGTCAAGCACAGACTTACAGTCGTTGTTTTTCAAATATAGTTTAATAAGGTCTACAAATTTAAGAAGGCTTCGTCCATTGAACATACCCTCTCCCTGATCGTGCTTCTCCACGTACATCTTAACAAGATTGATATAATCATCTGATGGATTATGTCTACTGTTAATATTATCTATACTAATATCAGACATCGTAGTATCCTTTAAATTTAATTCTAGCATCTTGTTCTTCTTTGATCTTCCAGAGATCAGCTACCATAGTATTTTCACCGTGAAAGCAGAGAACACCGTCAAGACCGGCATCGCTAAATACTTTTTCACAATCCTGTGCCATAGCTAGTAGTTCACCTGTTGTCCAATAAGTTTGATCTTTAACATTAACTTGTATATATTTAGGTTTAGGAGTCTCGCCACCCTCAAGATCACCAGTGGTTTCGGTCTTCTCTTCGTCAGAAGGCTCATCACGGCAGCAGTCAAATCCAAACAAGTGTAAGTCTCTGAAGCCCATCGTATGTAACAGACCGATAGCTCTCATCGCAGCACATGTACCACCAGTAATAAGCGTTGCTCCCTGCGGGATACCAAGCTCTTCGTTCAGCTTAACTTGCTGGTTCTTTATCTGATCTCCCTGCTCTTCTTCTATTCTTAGTGAATCAGTGAAGGCGTGCCATCCCCACAGTCTAACATCACGTTCTTTAAGATGTTCAGTCACTGATGGATCAGTCATGGAAGCTACAAAGAAATTAGTATCTTTATGTAAATCTTTGAACAAGTCTTTACGTACAATATTGTGAGTGCTTTTCTTAGTGATTGGTCGGGGGTCAAGAACAATACATGCCCACGGTATAATATTGTTCTTCATCAAACCGGGCAGAGCATGTTTAACTGTAAGTACTTTACATCCGGGGTTGTCCTTGATAAACTTTTTTAATTCTTTATAATCAAGGTAAGGTCCACCTGAAACAACCACGCCAACTTCTCTATGAGGCGGATGCTTCTTCACCCACTTATCACTGTCTATTTCTTTTAGATTAGACTTAATGTTGTTGGCAATATATTCTTTTGATACAGAATCTCTTGGATGTACCACTATTGGTACACGCTTCAAGTCTTCCGGCACCTCTTCCAGTGTCTCGTCATGCAGCAAAACAGCAAGGTGTGTATGCCCTGCTGGCAGAACCTTATCAGTAGAGGGCAGTACATACTTACGAGTAGGAACGCTCTCATCAAACTCTGTCCAGCCATCGTCTGTAGTTTTCTCTGCATGTACCTTCTTTGTAGGTACGGAGTCAAAGACTTTCTTAATTCCTTGATGCTTCTCATCAGGTATAAGAATAGCATCTGGATCAGGGTTCTCTTCATCTCCACGTTCTTTTGTAAAGAAGTGATCCATGATTACAATGGGAACATTCTTTAGACGATCATACTCATGTCGTACTGTTTGTTCACTGTTGCCACTACCGATAAATGCAAGATCAACTTCATCTACATAGTTAGATTTCAGAGTATCTCGGACATTACCTTTATGTAATTCATAGGTAAACTTTTTATTCTTAGTTACCTCCATGTGATTTGCAAACTCTTCAAATCTTTTTTCAACAGCCATCTTAGTATTGTGAGGCTTCACATTATTTTCTTCAGCATCTGTCTCTGCTGTAGCATCTTCAAATAAGTCATAGCCAATGTAATGAATGGCATCGTTCTTTTCAAACGCAGCAAGTGCTATCTCCAAAGCACGGCCACCATTCCAAGTTCCAGTTTCAAGAACAGTCTTAGGTTTATAGAAGCGAACCAAGTCTGCAAGTTGTTTGTACCTGCTTGGTAAGATGTCAGGGGTTGTGTCTGTTTCTGAAAGAGCTACAACTCTATTGCCGGAACTATCTCTAAAGTTCTGAGAAGACTTATCTGCCAGATTAATAAACAACTCTCTTAGAGAATCAGAGGTCTGTAAGTTGCAACCATGTGCGTTGTAGATTGTAAGCAATCGGCTCAGAATAAAGGTTGTTGACCACTCTCTATAGTTAAGGTATTCACCAGAAACATAGGCACCTCTAAGATCACCAAGAAGATCAACAGGCGTTTGCTTTGAAAGATTAAATGCAGCAAAGTAATCCGCATCTTCCATGCAGATAAAATCTGCTTGCTTGTTCAGATATCTTTCTACTGTGGATGTCCTGATATCTTTTGTTGGTAGGCTAAGAGGTTCCAGCCAGAGAAGCCATGCATTAGCAGTATCAAAAGCACACTCGCTAATCGCAAAGGCTTTCGGTGCAGCAGCAAGGCTATCAAGAGCCTCGCTATAATTTATAGCACCGCCTTCCGTACCATTGTGTTCTTTATTATCCGCTACGAACTGACTATACTCTTCAACATCTTCCAGATTGTGGTAGAAGATATTACTCTCTTTAGGCATAGAATAGTTATTGATGTCCATGTTATAGTAATAACAGTGGAACTCAAAATCAGGGTGCCATTTATTTTTGAAAGACTCTAGAAGTTTGTGTCCGTTTTGTTTAAAAAGCTTTTCATCAAAAGCTGTAACTACTTTAAATTTCATAAGGTTTAATAATTCCTTTTCCTGCAAGGTAGGTATAGTCTCCGTTCCATTCGGAAGCGTACATACCATCGATTGCTCTACCACATTTCCAATCCTTGAACCACGGCCCACCTGTGGTGAAGTGTACATTCTTAGCTTTCATGTCTTCAGGTGAATGACCATCAAGCCAGTTCCACTCCTGATGGATTGTTCCAATATCAGAATCTTTTTCTGGCAACCACTCAAAACCATGTAGCCATGATCCTGTTTGTGTGCTGACTACTTCAGGCGTTAGCTTTTTATTTAGATCATGCCCACAGTTCCAAAGAATAAGGCTTGACCAGTTCTTCCTGCGATAATGTTCTTGTTTCCTACCATCCATCTTATATTCATCGGTAGGTTCATACTTGTGCTTAACACAGTAAGCCGGATAGTAATCCATGTTGTACTCTTCAAAGAGTTCGTTGATATCAGTACGCAGATACATGTCACAGTCCATATACAAAGCCCAGCCCTGATACATATTCAGAGCAGGTACAAGGAAGCGAGAGAAACTAAACTCTGTAGAGAAGGGCTTGCCATCTATGTCGTCAATCATCTGATCATTTTGTACAGTGTGGGTACGCCTATACAAACCCATCCGCTCTATCACGTCTTTGCGAATAGGTTTGATGTCAACATTGTCAACAGCAATACGCTCAATGGTAAACTTTAAAACTTCGTAGGCTACATCTTCTCTTGGATCATAGCCTATGTAAACTGTGTTGGGTGATTTTCTCATTTTGATTTAACCTTTGAGGCTACTTGTTTAGCTGCGGAAGAAACTGACATTCCCTCATTAACTAATTTAACTATTTTATTTAAAGTTCGATTATCTGTTGGAAGATTATTTCTTACTGCTGCGTTGTAAAACTTAGTTCCATCTATTTTTGATGCTGGTTTTTTCATGTTATCTCCTATGTAAAATGGGGAAGCAAACGCTACGCACTCCCCCAAGTTTTGTTACAGGTTGTAAATCTTTTCTTTCTTATCTTCGGGTACTATCTTTTGAAGCTTAATGGTGAGTAGCCCATCTTTAAAAGAAACATCATCTACAACCACGTCTTCGGCAAGAGTAAAAGACTTTGAAAAAGGTCGCTTCGCTATGCCCTTATGCACGATTTTTTCATCGTCCTCTTCTTCGGATTTCCTGCCGCTAATGGTTAGCTTACTGTATTCTGTTTTTACTTCCAACTCTTCTTTAGTAAAGCCAGCAGTGGCTAACTCAATCGTATATTTTCCATCACCATCTTCTACTAGATTATGGGGTGGGTAGGCATTATAAATATAACCACCTACTTGGTTCTTCATGTTTAGCATATCTCTAAATAGTTGCTCATGTCCTACAGTCCAAGAACAGAACTTAGAAAAAAAGGGATCATCGCCCACTGTCATATACGCATTCATATCATTTCTCCTTATAGCAAGTTGATATTATGTGACCCATTATTGGCATCACACATATATTATACTACCTCTTATATGATTTGTCAAGGACTTTTTTGGCGCACTTGGCAGGACTCGAACCTGCAACCTACAGATTAGAAGTCTGTTGTTCTATCCAGTTGAACTACAAGTGCCGTTAGTTATACACCGCACGAACCACCATGTCCTGTAATGTCGCAAATGTCATGTGTCTCCAGACCTTCTTCAAACTCCTCACCAAGCTTTTCTACAGCTTCAGAATACGGCACCGAAGATAGAGGCTGTCCTCCCCTACATCCATCAGGGTACACCGTGAAACCTCGCAACCTGTGAGCATAAGAAGCAAGAGTATCAGTAAACTCTTCAACTGTATCTTCATTGTTAAGCTTACTCCCCCACTTGGGCAGATTGATTGTACTGCTGATAGACATATCAACATAGTCCTGTACATCTGCTTGAAACTTTATACGCCTCTTGTATTCTTCTGCAAGATCAAGTGCTGACTCAATGCCTTTTGGATCAACGCCATACAAGTCAATAATTTCCTGTGCTGCACTGTCCACCACGTATTGATAGTGCCAACGATTACCACCCTTCAGATACCTGCGTTTGTAAGCAACAGCAAAGATAGGCTCTACACCTGTGGATGTTCCTGCAAGAATACCTATTGATCCAGTTGGAGCAATGGCACGATTAGCGACAGGAGCACTACAACCAAGAACACTAGCAAAGCTGGTACTAACGTGATCACTAACCCCTTTATAAACCGATAGCCACTTGTGAAGACCTTCCGTAACTTCATACTTCTCTCCTCCCTTGATAAGCCATTCATGCATACCCATAAGACCAAGCCCAAGCCTACGATTTTTCTCTCTGGTTTTATATACCTTATCATAAGGAAGCTTGGCTCTGAGTGTGCCGCATAGAAGAAACTTAGTAGCAAGTTCTACGCAATCTGCAAACTCTTTCAGATCGTCAATACGCCCCATATTAATAGAACCAAGATTACAAACATCAGAATCATCTTCAGATGTAACCTCCGTGCAAGCATTACGCAGCGTCTCATTTTCCTTGTCAAAAAAGTTAAACGAGAAGCCCGGTTCCGCTGTTGATAGTGCTTGTCTAACATTTGTTTTGAAAACATCTCCTGTATCTCCTGTCTTCCAATAATTAAGCAACCATTCTGTGTCATAGTTGACGCTGATATTTGTCATGTCCAGAGGTGCAATAAAGTTAAAGTCCTGTTCCTTTACCTGACCAATAGAGAAACCTGTATCTCCTACAGGCATATTATACCAGTTCTTACTGGCAAGAAACTTATCTACATCAGCATGTTTCCAGTTTAGGCTGGCATAGATAGCAGACCTGCGACTACCACCCTGCATAACCCTTCTGCCAATTTCATTGATCATCTGCATCTTTGGTATAGGACCAGAGGCAAGGCCACCTGTGCCGTTAAGGATACGTCCTTCCTCACGGTACACAGAGTAGTCCACTCCGATACCACCGCCTGTCATAAGACAGGACTCAGACTTCCAAGAGATATCAGCCCAATCTTCTCTACTATCCTCTTCTGCTTTAAGCAAATAACAGTTGTTAAAAAACTTATTATCACGTCCTGCATAATAAAGATAACGACCACCGGGAATAAACTTCAGGTCAGTGATCATACGTTTCAGTTCGTCCTTGTCGTCCTTACTTAGGTAGTCCTGACACACATCGTCTACCAGAGTAGATGACAATGCATCCCATGTCTCGCACCCATGATGGGCATATTTGTGTTTAAAAATGTCTTCGCTAAACTTAGAGCGAAACATAGGATTCTCGTTTGATCTAAACTGTGCCATACTATTCCCCTTCTCCATAATCTAATTCTAATATTAACTGTGCATAGTGTATTACTTTTTCAATATCTTTGCGACCTTCTCCTTTTTTTCTATGCCTAGTAATATACTTAACTACATTTCCTTCAAAGTAATCTAGTTTATTTTTGTGAATATATTCAACAGGTTGTATCTTACAATCTTTGTAATGTTCTCCACCTATCTGTTTTGTTGAAGCTCTTTCTTCTTTCATGCGTCTAAGATAGTATTTATAATTACTTTCATTCGTCAAAGAATCTGATAATTCTTTTTCTAACATTTTTATTTCCTTTTTGATTGACAACAGAAGAAGCAAAGACACGGACAAAAGAAGGATTTACTCCTGCATTATCACAGATCTCTTCAAAATCTTTTTCTGTTTCTTCTTGTGTAGAAAAAAACCAAGCGTGTGCATTATCTCTAGTGATTGAGATACTTGTATCAGTTACAGATGTATTAAGCTTTGTAAGATCCATCAAAGCTTGAACAATAACTGATGTATATAATTTACGATACTTTTTTTCTAGTGCGTCATCGCCCATGTTTTTCCTACTTTGTAGTCACAATCTAATTTACATTTCATATTTAATGTCTGTGTTGTTAAGTCAATAGCTTCTTTTGTAATCGCACAAAAACGATTAACATCTTTATTTAATACTTCAAATTGATACTCGTCGTGTATCGATGCTACAAGTTTTGCATCTATACCGGACATATTAATCTTCTTTATAATATGTATCAACCATTTCTTACATACAATAGCTCCTGCTCCTTGCAGTAAAGTATTAAGGGCAGCATGTTCAGATCTTATTTTTAAATACCTACCATCCAAACCTTTTATCTTACCAATCTCGGCTTCTGTTTGTATTTTAGTTCTTAACTCTTTTAGATCCGGTAAGTTATTTAAAAATGTATCTACTAGTCTTTGTCCTTTAGCTGCATTTCCTCCTACGATCTTACCTATCTTGGCTGCTCCTGCTCCATAAAGAAAAGCATATATAAAAGTTTTTGCTTGGTCCCTATCTTTAAGACCTGCTAACTTCATATTAGCTGTGTGTATGTCTCCTTCCAAGACTTCTTCTATATATCTTTTGTTTCCCATGTAATGAGCAAGACATCTTAGTTCCAGACCAGAAGCATCTGTGCCTACTAAAGAATAGTTATCAGGATCTTTTATTGTCCAGAGATCTCTACATTCTTTTCCATAGGGGCTATAAACAGCAGGTACTTGCGCCATATTAGGGCTATGATGTGCCATTCTTCCTGTAATAGTTTTTAATGTAAGAACTCTACCTCGGACTCTTTCATCTTCTTCACATTGTTTTATCCATGCTTTTAATAATCCAGTTCTTTTTTGCAATAGAAAAAAACGACTAAACATTTTAGCTTCCGGCATGTTAATTCCATTTAAAATCTTTTCATTAACAATGACGTTACCTTTATCAGTATATTGTTTTGGCTTCCATCCTTTTTGTTGTAGACGTTCTGCTATTTGTTTTCTGCTTGCTATATTAAAAGGTATGTATTTAACTTTAGTTTTTAATTGTATCTCCGTTGGAGGAAATATTTCTTGAGCCTCTCCTTCAAGCTTTCTTTCTTCCTGCTGTAGTTGAGAAAGCAGAATTATAGCTTCTCTTAATTTAAATGCAAAGCCATTCTTCTGCTGCTGATCTATTATAGTTCGTATGTTATGTTCTAGTCTTATAGAT